CGCTGTCCGCTTGAACCAAATCACTTCCTATTTTTTCTTGTTCCATATTTATCTATCAGCCTTCTGAATCTGGGAGTGATGGGTTCACCGAGGAACGACTTCCCCGTTCATCTTTTTCTTGAGTGGCGAGTTCCGACCGCATGGCATCGGCTTCGATGATTTTCGAGCGTTGATCTGCTTTTCGAAAAGACGGCGCGTCTTGTCGAGTTCAGGGCGCCGGCGCTTGGTCTTGGCATCGTGACAGCGCTTCCGCATCACGACGCAGTTTTCCAATGTCGGATCGCCGCCGATCGCATCCTCGATGCGATGATCGTACTCGGGACCATCGCCCGTGATGATCTTCACCCCACAGCCGCACTCGCAGATGCCGCCGCAGCGCTGCCAAGCCGCAAGTTTGACCTTCTTTGAGAACTCTCGCCTCACAGCCCCATTTCCTCTGCCATTTCCTCGGTCTTTCGAATGTCTGAGAGCTTGGCACCCATGCCGAATAACCGGCGTAGCGTCTCAAACAATTCCGGGTCTTCCTTTCGGAGGCGCATCAGCTCTTTCAAAACAAGTTCGCCTTTCTGCATCCATTCGAGAGTCTTTATGGCTTGCTCGACGCAGGCGCGGATTTCGTCGCTGTCTGCGAAGTGAAGGACGTGCCGTAGAGAGGCTGTCTGGGCTGATAGATCGCGAGGGTTCATTTCGCAGGTGCCTTCTGCAACTTCTTCGCCTCGTAAATTTTCTCCGCGCCTTCGAGCCATTCAAGCGTCAAGCCGGTTCGCCATGCGATGATCTGAAATGCCGCCCGCGCAACCTTTGTCTGGCAACACCGGCCGTCAGAATTCCAGAGACAGCAGCAGCCATCCTCGCCAGCGATGGCTCGTGCAACCGCCTGCAAAAGATCATCGGGCTGGTTCATTCGCTCACGGCCTCCTGATAGATGCTCTGACCGTCCTCGAAGAACATTTCGAGCTTCACACGACATGCGCCGTGGTAGGAGCGCAGGCGCTCTAGGAAGCACTGGAGCTGAGCGTCGGTCATCGAATGTACTCCACGTCTTCCCCAGCAGCTTCAAGAACGCCGCAAAGGGCCATGATGTCTCGATAGAGGCGCTTCTGTTCCGGCTGGTCCTTTGCCTTGAGAGCGTCTAGGTATTTCCACATCAGGCGTTCTGCTTCTGCTTTGATCTCGGAGGGGATGTTCATCGGCTGAGCCTCATTTCAGCGCGAGCCGACGCGTTAAAATCCTGATGCTCGGAAAACTTCATGCGCACGTATTCGAGTTGAGCTTTCAGCCGGTTCGCGTCCGTTCGCGCTTCGACCATTGCTCTGATGTATTCTTCCCAATCCTTCCCGGCCTTGACGCGACGTTCGGCATGAGAGTCCGGCATGTCGCCTTCGCGATTGATGAGGTCTTGCTTCATCTGTTCCAACGAAGTTGTTTTCATTTCTTCGCGCAAGCGGGCGGCAGCGTCGGCGTCGATCCAGCGCTTTGCAACGAGACGGTATTCCTCGCTGATCGGCCGCTCTTGCTGCGGAAGCTCGGAGATTTTTGCGTGCGCGTTCATCTCATTCCCCCTTACCCGCCCCACGGCACATGAAATAACGTGCCCCTCTATGTCCCGTGGAGCGGGTCGCTGATCCCTCAAGCCGCCTTTGCTTTAAGCCTATCGAGTGACTTCCCGTCGATCCGATAGGCTGCTGGCGATGTGCCAATGCGTTCCTCAGCAATCTCAATTGCGCCCTCGTTTAAAAGTGTGCCGATGAGATAGCTGAGGCTGCCACGCGGTACGTTTGCAGATGTCGCGAGGTCCGCATGAGACAGTCGGACAAGGCCATCGTCGCCAATGCTGTTCGTCATGACGGCTAGTAGACGGACCTGTGACGCCGTCAGCCGCGTATCTTCTTGCTCAGCCTCGCCACGGCGCTTTCGAAACGAGGCGGCGTTAAATTCGAACTCAGGGAATTTCCACTCTTTGCGCCAAGTCAAACTGCGAGGCGACGCGACCTCATCAGCATTCCAGTGATTGAACGTTTGCACGATGAGGGCCGCCCGGACCCAACGGTTGATGTGGCCGCCGCCCTGCCGCTGCACGGCAAGAAATCGACCAGAGAGAACGTCAAAGTTCTCGTTTCGTCCGATGCGCGGACCGTGAACCCATTCGTGGGCGAACGATTTCGCCAGAGCTTCGCTCTTTTGTCCGATGATGTAGAGGATCGCGGCAAGCAACGACGGCGGGTGCTTGAATGCCGAACTGATGAGGCGTGCATCGCGGAGATAGCGTGCGATGTCACTCATTTCGCCAGTCGCAAGGACGCGAATTGCGCGCGGTGTCAGGCCGCTAGCATTAGAGGTACGCCCGTTGCGCAGCGTGTGTACCCATGCAATTGAAGCCGCCGTCAGCGTATATTCTTCAACCCCGCAAAGCGCGAGAATGTCGCCAGCCGTCCGTTTGTGGCCTTGGTCAAGTACATCAAAAATATCGTCATCAAGTCCGAAAACCATGTGGCTGATTATGGCCCGCTTGGAGTTGACACACCCCTGGAGACGATGCTGACCGTCCAATAGGGTGCCACTCTTGGAGAACTTAATCGTGTCCCCAGTGATGGCGTATTCTTCGGCTTCGATCAGGTTGCCCAAGCGTTTGGCAAAGCTCCGGCTCATTGGTCGGTTTTTGGAATTTGTGACAATCAGCAACTGCTCAGCCGCCTCGGGTTCAATATGGACCACGACAGAGTGCATGGGAGGATGTTGCACCAACTCGTGAAACTCTCCGAGACATTCAGCGGTGTCCCAGTTTAGAATTGAATCGTGCTTCTTGCCGTTACTGGCTAGTGGCTTTGCCGACGTCGGCTTCGTCAAATTGCTAGCGAGCATGATGGCCTCTCGCGTTTGTGTTCATTCTCGGATTAGAACTGATAGTTCAGACCGACGCGCACACTGTCCGCCTTGAGCGATGTGTGGCTCTCATAAACATGCCCTACGGGAGCATCCGTCAGCGAGGTCTGGTCGCCGTCTTCGGTGCCAAATTCCAGGTGGAGGTATTCGACACGGACCGAGAGGTTATCGGTCAGACGATGCTCGATGCCGCCACCGACCGCCCATCCGGTAAAGGTGGACGTGCCGTGCGTCTCGTAACCCTTGGCGGTTGTCGTCTGCGTTGCCTCACCGTCGAAGAATGCGAAGCCGCCTTTCCCGTACAGAAGGGTCGCCGGAGTCACGAGGATGCCAGCGCGGGCCGCAGCAACGCCGTAGAGGCCACCGTCAACGTTCAAGGTCTGATGATTGCCCGACTGAGAAGACGGCGTGTCCATCGATCCTGAGAGCCCCAGATAGCCAAGGTCTCCCTCGACGCCGACGACGACGCGATCGATCTGCAAATTGTAACCGGCAGTCGCGCCGCCGAATGCGCCCGAAGGATTATAGTCAAACGGGCCGATGAATTTCTTGTCATTGCCCCAGTCAGCAGCGTCATCGGTAGTTGAAGCGTTGCCCCATGCACCGCCGACATGCGCACCGATGTAAGGGCCAGTCCATGACGGATCAGCTTTTGCAGGCGTTGTCATTGCGAGTGCAGCGGCAGAAATTACGAGTGTGAGTGCTTTCATAGTGTCCCCCATGAGGTTGGAAATGTTATTCGGCGGCTTCTTGCGTGAGAGAGCCGATGTAGGCTTCGACCTTGCGCTTGAGTTCGAGCGCGAGTTTCGGAAATTCGTTGTGGAACTGCTCGCGACCGTGCTTCTGTTCTGCCCACCAATCTGAGCAGCCTTTGGCGCTGCCGATTTCGGCCATGTAGGTCAAGACGCGGGTCTGCACGTCGGAGGCTGCGATCGGCTCCATGCCGTTGCCGAAGTCGATCAGGATTTGGCCTTCGCCGGTTTCCTTCTTTGCCTTGACGGCTTTGACGGTGGCGCGGATGACTTCGGCCTGATGCTGCTCTTGTGCGTCGGCGTCCTTATCGCCGGTGGCGACCAGGAACAGCGAACGCATGAACGTTTTGACCGCATAGCTTTCGGCGGCACCAAACGACTGCGGCCCGGTATGGTCCAGCATGATCGTCCGTCGCTCGGAATCGTCCGACCAAGTAGCGCCGCTTTCGTGGATCAGGATGAAGCTATAGGTGGCCTGCACCATGCGCTTCTGCACAACCTGCTTCGATGTCTTATCGAGAACCTCGACAGAAACGACAGAGCTTTCGACGCAGCGGGGTTTGACGATGAGGCCAGCTTCGGCGCACGCCGGATTAATCGCCTCTAGGAACGCATCTGTGGAGGCGTAGGAATAGCCGCCGTGGTTGTTCTTGCCGTCCTTAACGAGCCGACCGATCGCGCGCATGACGAGCACGATTGCGCCAGCGATTTCCTTGGGCATCTGTTCCAAAGCTCAGCCTCCACGAATAGAGAGTTGTTCGCCGCCGTTGCTCAGTTCGGCTCCGGTCACAAAGAAACCGGCCTTCAATTGTTCGAGCAGCCTCTTGCGGTCGGGCCGCAGTTCCGTCTTTTCGATCAAATACTGCGATGGGAGATCAGCTTCCGACGTGATGATGACCTTTGCCGGCGCCGACTTGCGGGATAGGGTCGCCTTCGGAAGTTCCAGCTTTTTCAGGTCGGCGGCGCCCATCGCATTGAGGATTGCAGCGCGGATGCGTTCAGCCTGATTGCCGAGCCGATCCTTACGAGCCGAGAGCGCCTTCTGCTGAATGGCGATGGCCTCAGCGAGGGCTTCGACTTCTAGGACGCGATCGAGAGCTTCGGTGATGGCCTCGATAAGTCCTGTCTCGCCTTCAATGGCCGTGACCGCCATTTCCTCGTCTTCGCCAATGACGCCACGGATATTGAGCAGCAACGCCCTGGCGGCTTCGCCCTGAATGTGGAGTTCTCGCGATACGTCAGACATTCGATTTCCCTCCATCAAGCAATTCCCGCGTCCGCTGACGCCAATTGAACGTGTTCGCAATCTCGAAGGCTTGAGAGATAACAAGTGCTGTCGTCTTCTCGCCGCGAGCGTTGATGCAATCCCGGATCGCCCTGCGAAGACTCGTGATCGGGTCCGTACCTTCTGGGATTGACCGTGCAGAGCCGGGGAACTTCACGACGTTGCTCATTTCGACAGACTCCGCATCAGGGCTTCGACCGCATGAACTTCCCCGGCACAAAGCTGAGCGCGTTCCGCGTAAATCTCGCGCTCTGCTAAATCGTGCAGCGTGCCGGTGCGCTTGTCGTAGTCGGCCAACAGTTGATCACACCGCTTCATGTTCCGGTCGAGCCGCTGGCGTGCGTTGCGGAGCCTAGGAGCCATTCTCTTGATGGCTTCCGAGCGGTCCTCTTGTGAGAACACGCGGTCGGCTTCTGCTTGTGAGAGCGGGTGGATGGTCATTGCTCAAACGCCTCCGATGAAAATGGATGCACGGTGTCGGCGTAGCGATCCCAATCACTGCGAGCGCCGTAGCCGCGCGGGTTCATCTTGTTGTAGAAGCGGTCCTTACACTTCTGGCTGCAAAACTTCTTATTCGGGTGGCCGTTGACGCGGTTGCCGCAGTGCGGACATTTGTGCCGATCACTCATTGGTGCTCTCCGCTTTGGCGAGAGCAGCGAAGGCGGCATCGCGCGCTTCCTGTTCCTCGGTTGTGATCTGCAGTTCGGAATAAGCGTTCAACATTAGTCGCAGAGCCTCATAGAGTTCTGGTGCTGCTGCGATGAGGCGAGCGTTGCCTCGATTGTTTGGATGATCGACGTAGCCTTGCACGACGGCGATGATCGTCTGGTCGTTGGTTTCGATATAAATTTCCTGATCATCCGCTTCAGGCACGGCGTTCCACGGTCCAGGCGTAGATTTCGCCGGTATGTCCGAGTAGTCCGGTTCTTCTCTGGTAAGTATCTCTGATGGTTTCATGCGGGCACCTTCGCGCTCCCGAGCTTTGAGCATGGCGTCGGCCATCTCGTATGCGAATGATGCGCCAACGACTGGCGTGCTGGTCATCGCCGTTCCGTTCGACTGCGCCAGAAGGCCAACAAGCGCCTTCGCCGCGAAATAATCGCGGAGCGTCATGCCGTGATTTATGATTTGGATTTCGCTGCCGTCCTCGCGGTATGCGTACGAATTTGGGAAGGCGCTTTCGGCTGCCCTATCTAAGTGGCCGTCAGAGATCGTCATACTGCGCTCTCTTTCCGATCCGCTTGCTCTTGCTCATCAAGCCAGTCGTTGAATGCGTCCTGCATTGCTTCCGCGAGTGATGGAGCCCGGTCTGGAAATCCAAAGTCATCCGCGAATGATTTCGCTACGGCTTCAATCGCCGGATCGATGTGTTTGACGCGATTTGGATTGCGGATGCGCTCTAGGAGGTCAGCGAATAGGAGCATCACTCATCCTCCGCTTCGTCTTCGATCTCGACTTCAACCTGGCCGGTGGCATCGCAATGCTCGCAGGGAACGGCCCACACGTCGGGATCATTGCCGCCATACTTGCTTGTCCAGAACTTCCCGTCTTCGCAGTATGGGCAGTCCTCAATGCGCGTTTTCATCAGCCCCTCCCGTATTTTCTGTCGGCGTATTCCGACACGCAGGCGACGACAGCGATGACGATCATGAAAAACGTGACGGTGAAAAAGCTGAGCGCGATGATGTAGTGCTCAGCTATGAATGAGAGGGCGCTACAGGCCATCACCATGTCTCCTGTTCAAATTTGAGAGCGATCAGCAGGCCAAGAGCAGCCGGGAGAATGATCCCGATCAGCGTTCCTGCGACGTAGAGAAGTTCGTCGGGGATCATCCAACCCTCCCGCGAACAACACGGTAGGTTCCGTATTCTCTTTTAGGATCGAAATCTTCCGCATCGCCGTCGATGAAATCAGGATCAGGAACGGTGCCGGCGCCTTGGCAGCTTGGGCACGCTTCCTCGAAATCGAGTTCGTAGAGATTGGGATTGCCGAAACACTCCCCGCAGATCAGCAAGCCGGTATCAGCTTGCGTACGGGTGCTGAGACGTTGGCTTCCAGGTAGCAAATGAACCCGGCTTGCCACTCGTCCGTTTGAAACGGATTGAACAACTCCCCGTTCATCGCTGCGAGATACCCGTCCGAGTGAAACTGCTGCCGGTGCGGCTCCCACGTCCAAACTGGTTGATCCATTGCCCATGTCCTAAAATCCGGTTCTGACGCTCACACCGAAGAAAAAGACCGAGCCGGTGAAGGCTGCTGCCCGATGGAACCCCTTGGCGCTGGCGGTCCCCGGCTCGGTTCAGAACGCGATAGCGGCAGACGGGAGGTCTTTTCGCTCTCGACCTTGGCGTTCCGGGTCCCGTCTAGGGTGATGGCCGTTCCGCTTCGGTGATTTGGAAGGTACAAAAACGTACCCCTAGGCGTCAAGCACAAAATGATACAAAACGTACCTTTTTACAAATAGGTGATTTTTGTGGGAGAAATGGCACGTCGCGAAGCGGCAATCGCAGAGCGATGTAGAATGGGCGAATTAGCTAGGGGGATTAGCAATGGCTCAGAAATCACACGCAGGAAGCGCGTTCGCATCTGTGGCGCTCGTCGTTCTGGTTGGCTTTGCCGCAATAATCGCCATTGGCGGCTCAGGCGAAACGCTATCAGCGCGCGTCGAGAAAGCCATGAAGGTCAACTCGACATTCATCGAGCTGTCAGGTGCAGATGAGCGCCATGTGCGGCAGGGCGTTGGTTCAATCCTGCGCGACCAGTCGTCAGCCGATTACGGGAAATTCCGCGCTGGAATAACTGACGGTGGAAAAGTCATCGTTTGCGGTACGGTCAACGCCAGAAATGGGTTTGGCGGCCTAACGGGCTATCAGATATTCTATGGATTGCTGA